TTGACAATCCACGATTTAAAAAACACACTAAAGCCACTTACAAAGAATAGTGCACTATTTTTTAAAGTGGTACCCCAAGTCGTATAACTAGGTAATAGCAAAGAAACGTCAGGACTGGAATGCGGGTTCGAATCCCGCCTTGGGGGCTAATTTTAAAACAAAAAACAATGTGTAAATGCTTAGAAACAATTAGAAAAAACATTATTGCAAATGAAAAGGCAAATTATGTTAGAATTGACTGCTCTACAATTAGAATCCGATTTGAAGACGGTAAGGATCTTGAAAATGTTACGGGTCAAAGAATTGAAATAGGATATGACCATGTTAAAAGAGACGGCACGATTCAAAAGAAAGAAAGAAAATCATTTATCACCCATGATTTTTGCCCTTTTTGTGGCAAGGAGTATAAACCCGAAAACTCTGATAACAATGACTAAAGGATATTTAGTAGAGTTAGAGGACTTAGGCCAAGATTTTACAACATTTTTAACTACCGAAATAGGGGAAATAATTGCTGCCAAACCATTTCAAACAGACATTTGGAAAGGAGGATATATACCAATTGAATCCCAAGGAATAGGAGATCTCTGTATGATGCACAAACCTCCAGAGTTTGTATATGGTTTTTTAAAATACAAAGTGATAAAAATAACCCCCATTGAATTATAAAATAATGATAGCAACTAAACCCCAACTCTACACAGGCGAAGGCAGCGCCATCGACAATTACCTAAGTCCTCAGCCTACAAGTAGCAATACTGAAAACTGGGCGATTTTTGATAAAGCGAACACCCAACACAAGACGATACTAAGCCTACTGCGCCAAGCGCAGTGGGTAGTACCGCACCCGCGCCACGGAGAAGTGGCCGACTTGGCAAGGCTAAGCACATTTTTAAAAAGCGATAAAAGCCCAGTTAAAAAGCCTTTAAAGGCTATGACAGACAAAGAAACTTCAAAACTAATCCAAGCCCTAAAAGGCATTGTTAAATCTAAATACAAGTAAGATGATAATTCACGAACTAAAATTACAACAGCCTTATTTTGATGATGTTTTTTTTAATCGAAAAGAATTTGAGGTGAGAAAAAATGATAGAAACTTTAAAGTTGGAGATAGACTTAAACTAATTGAATTTCCATTCAAAGGAAGGCAAAAATATGTTTTAAAAGATATTAAGTATATACTCGAAGGGAACCAATTTGGAATTAAAAAGGGATACGTTGTCTTAGGTTTAAAAGAAATACCTCAAGCGTACCGATTGGATAAAATTATTGGAGAAGGAAATTCTATAACATTCATTAAGGCAGGAAAAATATGAATCCAACCTACAGCATCACCGAAGTATGCCCACATGATATAGCCGAAATCAAAGTAATATCCACCGTGGGAGCCTGCGAGACAACTGTTCTTGTTTGTACAGAATGTAAAGAACAAATCACCGAACCTAAAACCGACTGCAGATGAAAAAAATACAAAAGGTAATTGAATCTTGTTATGATTGTGAGTTTAGAAGCGTATACTCTAAAAACAGCTCAAAGGCTCATATTTGCCACTACTCTTTTCTAAATAAAGACGAGGAAATTGAATATTTAGAACCGTTATTACTAGACGTTTGTGACAATGGATCAAATGCATTACCAATTCCTAAAAATTGCCCATTAGAAGATTATACAGGAACTAAAACTTTTGAAGAATGAAAATAGAACTACAACTATCCGCAAGGCAACTGAACACGCTAGTGTATGCATTAAGCTATTTAGAAAAAATAGTTTCTAAAACACGCCAAGAAAAAGTTATGCGATCCATTTTAATTGAAACAGCAATTAAAATCGAAAAGAAAAACGTGGAGCTCAAGCGTACTTTGAACACTCTTTTTGGAACGCCCAAAAAAACAAAATTCACATTCAAAGACTATGAAGCCGATGCGCTCGAAAAGTTTTTAATGATAGTACATAACTACCCACTTAACGAGTACGATAAAATGGCCGTGCTTTTTATTATTAATAAATTAAATCAACAATTAGCATAATGAAAAAAATATACATAGCCGGAAAAGTATCTGGCGAATCTTTGGCTGAGTGTACAATGAAATTTGGTATAGTTCAAAAAATGATTGAGGCATTGGGACACGAAGCGGTTAACCCATTAGAACTTGTTACTGACTTTAAAACTCCTTGGAATAGCGCTATGCGAATTTGCATTGGTAAGTTAATACAGTGCGATGCCATAGTCTTAATTCCTGACTGGAGTAGTTCTAAAGGAGCAATTATTGAATATGAAATTTCTCAACATCTTGAAATGCCAAATTTTAGAGGTACAAAATACGGGATAGAAGACTTAAAGGCACACAAATGGAACAATTAACCACCTACCGAGCCAAAGGCAAAGAAATAGGTTTAGTATTTCTTTTTAAATACGATTTAAACGGCCATTTAAAACTGTTTGAAATTGCTGAGGGAAGCCTAGATGCCAAACAAAAGAAATGGCTATTTGCAGGGGCTAATTTCCCGGCAGACGAATGTGTTATGAGAAGCATTTGGATGAAGGATAAAAAGTACCTTAAGGTATTCGAAATCCAAAAATCAGTGGCTAATTTATCTTTTGACGCGTTATGGAACTTGTACGATAACAAAGTCAAGAAATATGAATCTGAAAAGGTGTTTAGCAAGCTCAAAGAAGCCGACATTATCAAGTGCTTTATTGCCATACCAGGATACAACCAATACCTGCTTAGGAAGGGAATTGCTAAGGCACACTTATCCACATTTATTAACCAGCATTACTACGAAGATGATTGGAGTAAGGCGTAATTTCAATAAAAATGATTAAAAATTTCGCAGAGTATAAAATTAGTAAAGATGACTTAAATACTATTCATTCATTTGTTCTTAATTCTATATGTACATTTAATGAATTGGGTTTGCAAAGAGAGGATTTAAGAGTATTGATGCCCGAATGGATTTTATTTATAATGCAAAATAACATTAGTGGTTTAAATAGGTTTTCAAATGCTGTTAATGGATTCAGAAATAATAAAATTTTCGGAATAGAAGTTTATCCGCACTTCAAAAATGAAATTGTAGTATACATCACTAAATTTTATAATAATGAAGAATTATATGGACCAAAAATAATTGAGATAGTATAAACCGCTACAAGTGAGCGGTTTTTTTGTGTCAACTAAAAAAAATAGTTATTTTTGATATTCACAAATCTTAAAAACCCAATTATGAAAAAAGTATTTTTATTATTTAGCCTTTTGGCTATTATTAGCTGTGGGAATTCAACTCCAGATGAATCTGACGCAAAAGAGGTAGCAAGATCAGCAATTTTACAAAACTTAAAAAATCCTGTTGATATGACTTTTCATCAAAATGAAGAGGTCATTGACCTAGGAGATAATACATTTGAGTACAAAGAAACAATAAACGCTACTAATAGCTACGGCGGTTCTATAGCCCAAAATGCAATAGTCAAATTGAAATGGCTTAAAGATGATCCATCAGATATAACCAATTGGTCAATATTAGATATCCAATTTACAGAGAGATAATCTAACTAATTATTAAAAAAAACCACTCTAAAAAAGTGGGTTTTTTTATGTGAAAAAAGTACCTTATTTTTGTTTCCATGCCAACACCAAGTAATAGAAGTATCGGAATTCAACGCAATAAGCTACTGCGCTACAAGTTGATAAAGGAATTGTACCACAAGTACAAAACTGAGGACATCCCGACTACAGTGGTTTGGCGAAAGTATATTTGTCCTGTTTACCCTATATCACGAACTACACTTTATGAAGTGCTTTGTACTCCAGTCAACGCAGAACTCAAAAAGATTGAGGAGCTTGAGAGCCGACAAATACGTCTTTTTAATTAAACATTACTTATTCCAATAGTATAAGTAGCCTCATATTCTTGGATGCCATCGTCTCTCTTGATACGTCTTAAATTAGTACGCATCATTGCACCAGAGTTCAAACTAGGCTTAAATCCATGAAGTTCTTGGTGCACGCACTCAATTATATTCCAAATCTCCCATACACTATCCTTTTGCTGTTTTGGGGCTTTAAAACTGGTATTGGTAAGTCTAAGGTTAGCAATACTAATTACAATAGTTCCTGTGGCCATTTGGCGGTTCTGTGGCACTATTTTTTTATCCGTACCAATGTGGCTGAACTCTAAACTACCAATATCAATCAATGCCAAAGGAAATTGAGTTGGCGGGTGTGGCGAATAGTCATCGAGCTGCCCCCAATCTTCATCAATATATTTCAAAGCGGGTATTGCAGCTAACTGTTTCTGAATGTTTTCTAAAACTGCTTTCATCGTTTTAACTTTTTTAAGATTTCTTTTTCTACTTCTTTCATATTAAGGTCAACCACCTTTTCAATACGCTGTCTAACCATTGGATGGTCTCCTATAAATTGGCGCTGTTTTATTTGCATTTTAGCTCCCGTTTTCTGAAGTGCTAACGCCTTCCACATTGCCGCTTCTGCTGAAAGACTTTTGTTTCTTGCATTATTCCTGGCATCACCTTTTTTTGTTTTAGAAAGAGCCCCATTTGACTTATAAAACATAGCCCAAAAAAAGCGTTTCATACGTTCGGTTACAATTACTTCCCCACCCTCATTTTGAAGACTAGCATAGGGCAATGAACTTGACCAGGTTAAACTATTAGCTGTTTCTTTGGAACGAATAGAACGGCGTAACTTTCCTGTTCTCATCATAAGGCTTCCCCTTCTATTGGGTAGCTTTGTTCCGTCCCAGGCCTTATCAAAGAATGCCTTTCGCTCAAAGTTTTTGTCAAACTCCCCAGTAAGATCTACCCGCAGGTCTTTGATAATATTTTTTAAAAAGTCAATCATATTAATTTATAGATTAAATTATTGTTATTCAAATAACTTTTAGTAATTTTGTTCCTATGAGAACAATTTTTGACTACAACCCAACTAATCAGGAGCTTAACGATATTCGTTTTGACTCTCTTTCGTTGTGTCATAAATTTGGCATTGATACAGATCAAGAGTTAACCCCAGAGCTATATATTAAACTTGTATCACAAGAGAATGCTTATTATGATTTAGCCGTTTTGTTTGAATTTAGAAACGACCAGCAAAAAGCAGATGAATTTTGGAAAATGCTTCCTGCATCACTTAAAAATGAAGCATTGGGTTTTGACTCTCTTGAAATTGCTATTTAGAATTTGCTTTAATATATTCCTTAGTTTTTATTCCTATTGTTCCGTAGTCACTCAGTAAATTTGGCGCTAAATCTACTGCGGCCTTTTTTTCGTCTATTTTGTTATTTTTCAGCACTTCTCTAAAGTCATTAATCCACTGTTTATAGCCATATCCGTTATCTAAAATTTCTTTTTGATGAATTGCTTCTCCTCCTAACTTTTTAATAAAATCAGGATAGGTATGTCTAGCAACAAACTGGTTTAAGGTTTCCATATTTTTGATTCCAATTTGCGATAATCTCTGAGGCTTTGTCTTAGTCTTTGCGTGTAAAATTTCATGCCATAAGCTTTCAAAAGAATATTCCTGATTAAAGGTCATTTTTTCTCCTTTTTTAATTGCTGCTAAGCCTCCTTTAAACTCCTCTAATGGATTGAATTTAATACTTGAAAACTCGTGATTACTCAAAGTAATTTTGGAGCCCCCAACCCAATCGTTTGTTCTTGGATTATAGGACATAGAATGTTGCATCATATAAGATTTAGACTTTAAAAACTTTACATCGTCCAAGCCGCTTCTAAAGTCTTCAGGGGACAATTCAGCATATTTAATTAGTATGTTTTTAATCTCTTTATTAGTTGGAAATTCTCCTTTAATGTAGTCATTCAAATCTATAAGCGATTTGTTCTTCATTTGATTTATCACAACTTTTGCACCTACCACTTTACCATACGGATGCTCAGGCGGGAAAATTACTTTTTGCTTACCAGGATTAAATCGGAATATCTCCAGTTGGTTCTTACCACTCTTACCAATTTGTGTGGTGGCTTTTTCTCCCTCGGCAATTGCCTTATTGCTATCGCTTAACGGGTATTTTTCTTTTAGAACTTCCACTACGTTGCATCGGCAGTTCCAGCCATTAGGAGCGTAATACAAATCCCAAAAAGGGTCGCTTTTAGGAAGAGTAGTTCCATTCAATCTAGATTGAATGGAACTACTCTTCCTAAAAG